GGTTGGCATGGGAATCCCCCTGCGAGAATGTCAATTTTTCCTCGCCAAATAGTGAAATCTGTTTTTGTGATGTCTTCATAACTTATTGCTTTAGGCCAATAATACTTTAAAATCTTTTGTCCAAAATCATTCCATTCACAATGAAACTCATTAGACCAACCCATCCATTGAGCTGCTAAATCAAAACCACCTATTCCAGAAAATAACGATCCGTGCCTCATTGTCCTTTGTTTTTAAATCCCAATCTCTTTATTATTTCCACTCGATCAATGTTCATGTCTACTTTTATCCTATTTCTTTGTAATAATGTATGCCCCTCTTTTAGAACTTTAATTGCTCCAGAATAAGGATAAGCAAAAACCACTTCTTTTATGATTACCTTTTCAATAGGTTTTTTTGGTTTCCTTTTATCTTTTATTGTGGATAAATGGAGGTTGCAATATACTATTTCGCCAAGTTTCATTTATTTTGGCTTAGTAAACATTGTTTTTTGCATATCCAACCAAATAGGAGGTTGAGTTTGTCCGCTAAGTATTCCAATCCATAATTTCCCATGAAATAGAAATTTTAATCTTTCCCAAAATGATGTAGTCCAAAGAGATATACACTCATTGTTTTCAGTTCTATGCACCCAAAGACTACCGCATTCTTCATCTGTCATTGAAGATGGTTTTTTTAACTCAATTTGTGCTTCTTTAAAATGTAATGGTTTCATAATTTTATATTTTTTTTAGTCAATAAATCCTTTTAGTTTAAGTGTTGATGGGTCACACATCATATTTCCTTTTGAAGTGTAAACCCTCATTTTGCCGTTTATTAGTTCCTCATGATTATAAGTTCTACCAACAATACCTGTCTTCGTTTCTACGAGTTGTCCAGACTTTTTATTCACACCTCCCATTAACGTTTCTGCTTGTTCCATTTCAAATTTCATTTGTTCATTATTCATAGTTCTAATTTTAATTGATTTGGTGCTACATTTATAACATCTTCTTTAGGCTCGTAAATGTATTTTTCTTCATAGTCATCTTCTGCTGAATCTTCGCAAGAAGGACACCAATTGCATTCTAATGAAATTACATTGTTTGGTATTTCGTTTTCTCTATTTACGTTGTATGACTTTTTACATCCTATACAATATATTAATATTTTGTTCATAATTGTTTCGTTAAAATGGAGCGTCCCCACTTTCTATATTTGGTTCTTCCTCAAAATTCTTAAATAACATTGTTTCCTTATCAAATCTCACTTTACATTTTCCGTCTGGGCCATTACGATGTTTGGCAACAATAAAATAACTTTCACCTTCCTCTAAATGATTTCCGTTATGTTTTTTTATTCCGTAATATTCAGGTCTATACAAAAGAATTACAACGTCTGCATCTTGCTCAATACTTCCAGACTCTCTAAGGTCTGCCAATTTAGGTACTTTGTTTCCACCCCTTGTTTCAACTGCTCTGCTTAGTTGTGCCAATGCAATTACAGGAATGTCCAATTCCTTTGCAATCTCTTTTAATCTTCTCGAGATGTCGCTTACTTCAGCTTCGCGATTTCCATATCTCTTTTCTGTTCCTGACATCAATTGTATGTAGTCGATATAAACAATGTCTGGCTTAAAATCTAATAACTTTCCTTTTACCTCTGTAGGATTTATTCTAGCTTGATCGTCTATAAATAAGTTTTCGGTTGAGAATTTAGCAATATAGTTATCAACTGCTAATACTTGGTCACCTCTTAGCTTACCCCTTGTTATGTCTGTAAATGATATTCCGCTTTCTTGAGCAACTAACCTACCTAGTAATTGCCTTCCTTTCATTTCTAATGAAAAAACCGCAACCCTCTTACCTAATTTTAATTGATGTCTCAAACTTGAAACTAACATTGCAGTCTTTCCCATTCCTGGACGTGCTGCAACAATTATCAAATCAGGTTTTTGAAAACCTCCAAGTTTATTGTTTAATGTTGTAAATCCTGTGTCTATCCCTACAAGTTCACCTTTACTTTCTTGTGCCTTTACTATTTGCTCTCTTAATTCTTTAGCGTGATCGCTTATGTCTCGTTTGCCAAGTGAGGACAAATAACCGTTTAGTCTTTCAAATTTTTGCATCAATTTTTGCAATAAATCTAAAGACTCTATTTCTTCCTCGTAACTTTTTTCTAAACCTTCAGTAGTTATTTTTGCTATTTCTCTCGATACCCAAAATTGACGTAACAATGTAATATGATACACTAAATTATCATCTGCACTTACTTTTGAAGTAATCATTGATACATGATATGCTCCACCACTATTTTCTAAATTTCCTGTACTTCGTAATTGTTGGGTAACAGTTAAAATGTCAATTGGTTTACTTGATTCCCAAAGTTCAAATATTGAATCATAAATTAATCTGTTAGCTTCTGAATAAAAACACTCTGGTCGTAGAGTTGTTATTGCTGTTTGAACAGCTCTTGGATATAAAAGTATTGCACCCAATACAGCTTCCTCAATCTGTAAATCTTGTTTTGGTAAACGTCCTATGTCTTTTTTATTACTCATGCTCTTGGGTTATCCATATCATCCATCAATCCTTTGGGCTGTTTGCTATTGTTAGGCTTTGGAGCATTTAGCCATTTGTCTATTGTTTCATCACTCCTTGTGAAGTATTCAGGTGTAAGATAACGAAAGCCCTCGTCTATGTGATATTGACTCTTAGATGCGCTAAAAATCGCTTGCTTGATTTCAACCATTGTGAATGTTTTTAATCGTTGTTTCAATTTATGTGCGTTAGCTTTTCTATAACTTTTTTTAAGTATTCTATTTAGATATAAAATAAACCATTCACATTCTTGCTTTATGTTAGTATTATTATTACTTGTATTATTATTTGTCGGGTTCATTTCCGAGTTTAAAACACTTTTATTTCCGAGTTTAGACGGGTTGGAATCCGAGTTCCAAGTTTTCCCTTTATCAGTAAGCCTAATATAATCTTTTCTTTTTACTTGGTTGTAGTTAACCAAACCCTTTTCCCTTAATATTTTGAAATGTCTATACACCGTGTCTGGTTTCGAATAGAATAAAGGTATTTCACTTATAACTTTGTGTCTTGAAATGTGATAAAAAACTTTTCCTTGTATTATTTCTTCCTTTGCCCAAGAAGACAATTGATTGAGAATGTCAAACAATGCACCTTGACTTGAATTAAGTCCCCACTCCTTACATTTTACGTTATTAATTAATGTGTTGAATCTCATGTTCTTAAATCAAAAAATGAACGAAATTCTTTACATTTATTTGGCATTTGTTCTTGTCCATGAAAATCCTCTGGAAACCTTAGAGGTAAATTTCTCTTTTTAGCAACATAGGGATACATCATTTTCTTTAGCTTTTTACATTCAAAAAAATGACTGTTTATCTTTTGAAGAGTTTCGAATGTTTCTATTTCAATTGTCTTTTCATGACATTCTAAATGCTTACAACCATCACAAGCGTTTAGGTTAATTGGATTCTTTAAACATATTGGTTCATGTTTTTCACAAGCATGTTGACGAAAGTATTTTTTATTACAATGGTCACAAATATAATATGGTTTGTTAACTGTTCTCATAAATTAAAAAAAGAACCTCGGGTTTGAATGCAGTCGCCCCCTTGGTTCTTAAATGTGTTATGATAAATAGACCCTGCATGATCTGTTTTATTCTGATATGTAAAACAAAGGTAATACTTTATTTCAGTTTTGCAACCTCATTGTTTGCCCACTTTACAAATCCTTCAAATTCCTCTTCAATAGAAAGATGAATATCAATTGCATTTTGGCTTTCTAATTTAGGCATTTCAAAATTTAGGTTTTTAATTGCACTAAGCAATTTATCTTTGTCAGGTGCTAATTCTGCCAAACGTTCCCTTTCTTCTTTTTCCTCTTTGGCTTTTTGTTCTGCTTCCTCTTTGGCTTTCAATTCATTTTCCAAACGCTCTTTTTCTTCACGCTCAACTTTCAATTTATCTTCTTGCTTTTTCTTTTCCTTGCGTTCTTTCTCCAGACGTTTGGACTCTTCTTTTTCACGTTTTTCTTTTTCAACTTCTGCCAAACGTTCCCTTTCTTCAGCTTCCTTTTTTAATTGCTCATTCTCCTTTCTGATTTCCTCCTGCTTTTCATCGTATAACAATTTAGCTTGCTTTACTTCTGTAAGGATTATTTTAAAACTCTTTTCGTCTAACTCACCAAAATCTATACTTGGTTGATCGCCTTTTAAGAATGTCCAGAATGGTGCAAGTAACTCTTTTCGCTCTTTATATAAATTTGCTTTTCGTTCTTCTTCAATCCTGTCTTCCTTAGCTTTCTTTTCTGCTGCAATTCTGTCATCGTAGTCTCTCTTTTTTGTAGAAATATACGCTTTCCAAACATCTTCATCCATTGTTCCAAGTTCTCTTTCGTTTGCATCGTCTACGTATTTGGACAACTCTTCTACTCTTGCTTCTTGAACACCTTGAATTCTTTTTTCTTCAATCAATTCAAAATGCTTTTCCATTTCAGACAACTTATCTTCCATTTGAGTAATTGGTAGAATCTCTTTGTTTTTCCATGCATCAACAAACCTTCCTGCCGCTAAAAAGTAAGACTTTTGGGTTTTGTGTATTTTTGAAATTCCTGTTCTTACCTTCATCAACTTCTTTCTAAGTTCTCCTGCTTCATAACAAGTTTCAATACTAAGCTCTTGTGTTATTAATTGCTCATAAACTTTTTCAAGTCCATCACGTTCAATTATTTTCGGTGTGAATGCTTCTTCAATTTTTGCTACATTCTTTTCTTCTAATCCGTATTCTTTGGGATCAATTTTTACTACTTCCATTTTGTTTAATTTATGCCCTCTTTAAATTTGGTGGAGCTTAACCTTTTATTTAAATTCCTATTACTTTTATATCTAAGAACACTTCCCAAAATCCGAAAATCTTTACTAATTTTTTCTTTAGTTTTCTAGGTAATCTTCTTTTTTTGCTTCCATTAGCAATGTATTTTTGAATCATTCTACTCGTATCGTCACATAATTTTAATTCAGAAATATGAATGTCATGTTTGTTTTTAGGAAATTTAATTAACCTGTTCTTTAAATCAACTCCTATTTCTTTGAAAGAAAAATTATTACCTTCTATTTCTTTACCGTTCAAGTAAACTTTATACCCTTGTTCCATAATTTCTTATTTACTTAATCTTTCAAACTCATCTAAAATTGCCTCTCTTACATGCAATTCTGTGCATTTCTCAACTGCCATTTTCAACAATTGAAACTTGCTTTTATTACCATATCCAAAAAGATTTGGAGTTCTATTTATTTTAAGAATACTGTTTGGCTGTTTGTTCTCAATTCTTTCTCCACACTCAATTAACAATGTCGATTTAATTAACTCCGATGTACGAGGCTGAACAACTCGATATGGCAAACCCATTAACTTTGCGGCTTCTCGTATCGTGTAGCCCTCTCTGTTCTCTTTGTAGAAACTATAAACCTTTTCCTTTGTGGACAATCTTACAACCTCGTTGTCTTTGTCCTTTAGTGTTTTCACTTGTGATTTTGTAGCCATAGTTCTAATATATTATGTTTTTACCCATTATTACTTTACCTAATTTTAATACAAAATATTCCTTGTTTGCTTCCGCTCCCCAATTTACATTTCCTTTACCTTTAGATATTCCTTTAAACTCAACAATTATTTGAGGTCTTTTTTTTGCAAATCCATTGGAAAACGTGATAGTATCTACCATTGGGTAATATGTTTCTCCTTTAAATTCTTGAGGAAATAAATGACTAAGTCTTTCTTTCCAATAAGGTTTTATTTCTCTGTACTCTTCTTTCTTTTGGTTTGATAAAATCATGTCAAACCACTTCTTTTTTAGATTCAAATGTAATGTTTGCATAGTTCTATTTTAAATATTTCCACTTAGTTACATGCTCCAGACTACCAATGTATTCATTACTCCATTGCTTATACTTAGCACTATACTTTCCAACTTGAATACCTTCATGACATTCTACCAAACAAAGCTCCGATTGGTCACTCCAAAACTTTTCCTTTCCTCCTTTGCCGTCATTGTCTGTCCAATCTTTTCGTTTCTGGAAGATTCTTTGCATCATTCCAATCTTTTGTGTTAATCGCTTCCATAATTTTATTTTAAAGTGTTAATGTCTATTGCTAATCCTTTTTCAATTAGTCCGAAAACGTCAAAGTGCCATTCAAATAGTTTTTCCCACAATTCATAATGACTTACTAAAGGCAACCAACTTTCAGGAGTATAATAACCAACAACATTTAATGTATCAATTTCTATTTTGAAACTATACGTATTTGGAAAATGTTCTCCTTTGGCTAATTGTTTACAAGGAATAAACTTTTCTCCATTATGCTCAATCTCTTTTGTCAAGTCTGATAATGGTCTTAGTATTGGTTTATATTTAACTCCATCTACATAATCAATATTTACGTAATTTCCTCGCTTCAATTTTTTATAGTCAATTACCATTTCTAATTCAAACATAAATCCGTTATCAAATTGACCTATGTTCAACCCATAAGGCAAATAAGGTGCTAAGTGTTTTAATTCTAATTTCATAATTTTAAACTTTAAAGATTCCTCGTTTGATTAATTCATATACAATGTCAGATTCATGAAATGCATCATCTGCTCCACGGTGCTTTTCAATATAATTCGTATTTGGAAAGAAGAAATCCCACGCCTCTTGTACACTTGGATTTTTAATTCCTCTTTTCCCTTGAATTGCACAAATACCCCTGCTTAATTTCATTGGGCATTCCAATTTTTTAGGCAACCTAATTCCTGCTGCTTCTAAAAATCTAAAATCAAACGGGTTATTGAATGCTGTTATCCCTAATGTGTATTTGTTTATTATAGATTGAATTTCAACTAAATTACTTTCTAAGCTTTCAGCCTTGTCTATTTCGCTTATACTCATATATCCATTTTCTACAATCCAAGATTCTGAAATTTCCTTAAATGTTAATCCTTCTGGTTTCACAACCTTATCAAATAAAATTTCTTTTTCTCCTGTTTCTATATTGAGTTTTACAATACCAACCTCAACTATTTTGTTTTTGGTAGTTGACCAACCTGTTGTTTCTAAATCAGTAATTAATATTTCTTTTTCCATGATTTTAGTTTTTAAAGTTGTTGTACTCTTCCGTGTACTGTTTAATTAATTTATTTCCTCTGTATAATCCTGCTTTTAGTTTTTCATGATACGCTGGGTCTGGATATATTCTTTTTATGAAAAGAGGCTTGCTAACATTTGGGTTGAATGATAAAAAATCCCAATATTTCCTTTCTGTAATCATTAGGCACATTTGTATTTGATTAAATGGAATTTCTGAAGTGTCTCCTGTAATTAACGCAAAATGCTTTTTTTCGTTTCTCGCTTTCATTTCAATGCCTCCGTCCTCTCCGATTAATCCGTCTGGACTCACCCAAACGTCCTTGAATTTTGAATTAGTACAGCCTCCAACTAGTCTTATTGCTACTTCTTTTTCTAGTTCGTAAGCCATTGTCCCAAATGGTTCTAATTCGTCCCCTCGCTTCATGTCCCAACCTGAATATCTATCTATTTTAATACCCACTAGTTCCATTGCTATATCCTTACAATAGGTTTCTAATCCTTTTCCGTTTGCTCCGATTGGCGTTGCATTAGATCCTGTCAAATTCCCTTCTCTAGCTTTGTTCCACTCTGGAGAACCCTGCTCAAAATCATAAATAGTAATCATGCTTTTTTGATTTCGGTTTTTCTATCTGTACACATTTGAATAAAGGCTTTTTTGTCCTCTATTTCTTCAATGTTTTCTTTATAGATTTTGTTTACTGCTTTTTCTGTCTTGGCTGCCTTGATTTTTTTTTGAATAGGGTTTTCAATCAGTGCGTTCTCTGGTTCGTTTGACTCATTGTCTATAATATCTATTTCATGAGTTATATCATTGAAATAAGCCTTACACATTCTTTTGATTATAGATTTTAAAACGAATCTACTTTCCCAAATATCCCACGTTTCCTTTATGTTGGACACGTTTTTTAACTTGTCAATCTCTTCTCTGTTTAAAAATTCAATGAACTCACCTCGATTGTTTTTGATTACTCCATAAGCTCCTATTATTTCCTTTTTCTTCGCAAATGGGTTATCTATTTCATGCATGTACGTTACTTTTCCAGAATCCTTTGCGAATGAGAACGTATCGCCTTTGTAAACCACTTGAAAGTCTAGTACTGACTCAGGATGTGCAATTAGTAGCTTATTTTGATATGCATGATAATCATATATTATTTCTAGTTTTTCGTCAAAGTCTAATGATACTGTTTCGCCGTCTATATTTAAGCCTGTAGCATATACTATTTTAAATACTGATATATATATTTCATTGGGTACTTTCCCAAACCATGTATTTGCAAATTTTTTGCCTTTTTTCTCTCCTTTTAATCTTTTTAAATATGCTATGTAAATATCTATTTTTGATTTATCGTAGCCTTTTAACCCTGTTTTAATCGCTTCCATGTTGTTTTTATTTTATTTGTAAATTTTTAAGTTCTACCAATTCATTTTCTAAGTCAAATATCGTGCTTTCTAAAGCACTTGCATATCCCTTCCAAAATGACTTAGTTTCGTAATCATCTTTTACAATGTTCTTTGAATTTGCCTTTACTATCTCATCCCTTAGATGCTCGATTAGTTGTTGTTTTTCTATTGTTCTCATATTCTTAATATAAATGTTCCATTAATTTGTCATAAACAAACTCACCGTCTTCATTGATAGTGTCTAATTCATTTTGGTTCATTTCTAAACCATCATAGTCTGCACTCTCAATGTACGCATCGCAGAAGTCTGGAAAGTCTTTTGTATCTACACCCCCAAAAACTATATTGCTTATTTTATTGTTGTCCATAATCCTTAAATTTTAGTTGATAACATTATTAAATACTCTGGATAAAATTGAGCGTACAAAATCATTATGTCAATAAACTCTGTCTTGAACTCTTTTAAAAAGTCCTCGATTGACATAAATTCCATTGCATCCATTATCTGCTCGTCAATAATATCTTCCGTTTTGCTTAGCCCTAAAAACAATGTGTGTACATCTTCAATTCTGTACTCAATATCATTTTCATCTAAAAAAATGATTTCGGTCTCACTACATTCAAGCAATGATGATAGTGTTATTTTTTCTTTTAATTCCATTATTTCAAAAGGTTAATAAGTTCGTTTAATTCAAGAGCCTCCAATATTCTAACCATGGTGTCACGTGTCCAATTGTGAGAACCGTTTAACACCCTTGAGATAGCGCCTCTGTCAATTAAAGTTTCTTCTGACAAGGTTTTTTGACTCATTTTTAATGAATCCATTTTACCCTTGATTTGAGTTAATATTTGTTCGTTGTTCATGTTATTTTATAATTAATTCTTTTCCTTCCAATGCAAAGTATAGGTTTTGTAATTGATGTACGTATTTTATTTGGTTACTTCTGTTAGTATCGAAATTCATATACCAACCTTTCTTGTGTGGCAAATCAAATACATATTTTAAGAAATACGCTGATTGCCAATTTTTTATAGTATCAGTGGTTATTGGTTTTGGTTCTGCTTTCCAACCATCCTTTAGAGGATATTTTGATCTGTCAATTACGCTGAAAACTACTTTGTTTTCTAATGATAATTCAACAACTTTCAATAAGTTACCTTCTTGGTCTTGTGCTAAATTCCCTATTCTAAATTCCTCTACTTTCATATTTCTTTCTTAATGTTCAATACAAATATAAAACAATTGTATTTAATAACAATGAAATGATTGTATTATTTTGCAATTATTTTTTCGTTATTCTAAAAATTTCACAAAAAAACCCTCACGAATTAACGCAAGGGCAAACCATGGAAGCGGTTTAATTGTTTACAACTCTTTTACTTGATACACTCCATCGCTCTATTTTTCCAACCTCTCAAAAACTTTATTTGTTCAGGTCGTCTTTTAACTATATTGATGTAGTAATCTAATTGAACATCTACAAAGTGAATTAATATCTTTTCAGTTGTTGTTCTCTTTGTCGCTGATATTGTAGCTTCTCCAATAATTCCGTCCTCAACTAATTTAAACCCTATTCCGTTTAAGGCTCTCTGTAATAGCTTAACTCCTACTCTTGCGCCCATATTAACACCTACTGTAAAAACCTTCTCAGAAACAGCCCTTTCTAGTCCGTCATATAGCGGATTCCAAAAGTATTCCCTATACAATTGTTTAGCTTCGATTTCTTTAAGGTTTTTTACATCAACCCAATCAACGTCGCCGTCGCCGTCAATATCTTCGCCATTTGCTCTTAGGAAATTTAAACTAATACCATAGTTTGTTGCACCCCCTCTGTCTTCTTTAATGTCATTATAGCCACCCTCCATTTCAATGACTTTCTTAACTGCATTCTCAAAGTTTACGCTCATAATTCTCTGTTTTTTTTCTTAATGAATGGTAAATCTACATTTTTTGTTACTTCTTTTGCAATCTTTTCAACACTTCTCCCCATAACATAACCCCCTAGACCTAATTTAATAATTCCCATTAGTTCTTTTTCTAAAGATATATCAATGTTTTGGTCTGTCCATCCAAACCACTTACAAACGAGTATTACGCCAAATGTCAACATCATTATTGGTCTCCAAGATTTTTGCAACCAATTACCTTTCATTTCTTGAATGATAACTTCTTTCTGGGCTTCGATTATTGAAACAAGGTTGTTCATTACAATACTTGTTAAATCATTTTTCAAGGTTAGTTTCTCTTCGTCTGAAGTACTTGTTTTGTCAATCACATTACCAACGGCATTTGTTATTTTTTCAACCGCTCCACTTCCTATAATTTTTGCGAATATGCTCATGTCTATTTCTTTAAGTATTTTTTAATTATTTCAACCAATGTATCTTCTGGAAGTATTATTAATAATAAGCCTGCTCCAGAACCATACATTATATGCTTTGTTGTTAGATCAAATGTATATGTGTTTAATGTGCTGAAATACATATCAAGTACTATTATGATAAAAGCACTCACCACAAAGAAGATACCAATCTTTGTTGTAAGGTTTGTTTTTGGGCTGTTTGTCTGTCTCATCACTTCTTTATTTTCTCAATAGCCGCAAGTATCTCACCTTTGTTTTTCTCCATTTCAATTTTTAAATCAGTTACACCACTCGAAATGTTCTCGTATTTTTCTGTTAATGATTCTGTATTTTTAACCATTTCAGATTTTAAAGAGTCAATTCTTCTATGAGTCGTTATGTCTTGGGCTTCCAAATGTTCAATCTTTTGATTTTGTAGATTCATTTTATTTTCCATTTTAAACCAAAAAGTTAGAAGTGTTACCACTGTTCCAACAACAGACACTACCGTTGTTATCTCTAATGTTATATTTGTTGCGTTCATATTAATTAATGTTAAGTTTTTTTTACTAAAAAAAGTCTTTAGGAATTTCCACTAATAACTCACGTTCTGTTTGTGTCAAAAAATGACTGTCCACTATTCTAACTATTACAATATACTCTGTACCATTATATGAATATCCTGTTACATTTTCATCAAACTTAGAAACAAAATCAATTGCTTCTTGTTCAATCTCTGTAATAAATGCTTTCTTTTTTAAATTCCCCATTTTGCTTTTAAATAATCATGTATTGAAGTTTCTTTAGCACTAACATCTTGATTTGGATAAATTAACATTTCGTGAAAATGTCCTACATAAGCATTTTGAAGGTTTGGTGTTCCAATATCAACCCTACCATCACCGCCTAAAAATAAACTGTTTGTTGCAGGTATGTCATATGTTCCCATAGTATCATTAGGCGTATCAATACGCACATCGTTCACCTTTATATACCAATCACCATTGTATTTAATGCTATATTGCAAGACCACTTTATTACCAGAACCAACAGTTGAATTAGGCTCGAACACTTGTTCCAAAGATTCAGAGTCATCATAACCATCCATTTGACCAACCGGTAAATTACTACCATCTTCACCTTGGAACATGAAAATATTACTTTTTAAATATGGTTCAAGTCCTAAATTTTCCCTCCTAACATTAAACATATTTGCTTTAACATCTGATGTCATTTCAACAACTACAAAAATAGTCCATTCTGAATTAAGATTATTATCAGTCCAAAGTAAATAATCTACAACACCATCAAAATCTAATTTAAAATTTACGTTATCAAAAATCGGTTGTTGTGCTAATGTCAAATTCGCTAAATCATAATTATTGTCTGTTTTTAAGTTTTTCCATACACTCACTTCATTCAACGCACTTACAACACCAAAAGAATTATTTGTGTTTGTAATAAGCCCAGAAGCATCATACCACGCGACTAGGTTTGCATCTGTCACGGGGTTATAAGGAACTTCAATGTCATACAACCTTCCTGTTATTCTGTAGTCAACACCTTCAATTAGTTTTGCCCCCTCTAATAAGCATGTCATTGTATATTTATCTGCAACCAAACTTTTTTCCACCTTATCACCTCCTGCTCCGTAACCTTTTAGAATATTACCTTCATAAGTTTCTCTAAATGTAGATAGTTCATGTATTTGATACAATGGATCTGTTTTTCTTTGTATTCTAATTATACCTTCAAAGTTTGCAATATCTGTTTTTATACTTCCATCGTCAAGCGTAATTATAATTTTATTGTCCTCACCAAATATTAAAGAACCTGCTAAATCATTATCATCTAAATCAAGTGTTTTTGTGTCTCCTGTATATGTTGAATTACTATCATAATCATATAGTTTCCATTCTGGCATTAAATACACAAAGGTTGTTTCATCTGAAGATAATAAATTTTCTTTTTTGATTTGCAGCATTGGTCTAATAATCCACGAACCTGCTTTATACTTATCTATCTTTTTATTATACCCACCATGAGGTTCTGAAGTATTACCAAATAAACCCTGGTCTTTTACATCACCAAAATCAAATGCATCTACATGTAAAAAATTCTCATGGTAATCATCTAATATTTTACTATCAATACGCTTGTTACTAATGTTTTCATTTAATCTCCTGTATAATTGCCAATCAACTTTAATACCAATCCTTGCTCTATACGTTCCATATGTTCCATCATTAGAAATATATTCTATATCGCTTGTAATTGTTGGAGAAGTTAATTGTGACTTATTAAATTGGTCTGCTGAGTTTAACAGGAAACGATAACTTTGCCATTGTGTAAACCAATCAATCGGATAAATCCAAGAACCATCCTTTTTAATATCATTCGTTTTTGGTCTAAAATGTTCCTCCCTGGTAATCTTAAACATTGAACCATCGGAAGTGTTGTATGCAACTAATTGAATAGATAGTTCATCAAAATTATCTTTTTTATTTCCAATCTTAGGAGACTTCTCACCATTCTTTAATCTGAATTGAAAATCTAAAAGAATACCATCTTCAATATATCCTTCATAGTCCGTATTTGGAGTATCAACACCAAAGTTTTGAACATGGTTGTAAGTCTTGTAAGTGTCAAGAAAAAACAAATCATTTTCATCATTTAGCGCAACATACTTATTTGAGTCAATTAATAGGTTTACTCTATTGCTTGCTTCCGCTGTTAAACTTGCTTTTTCAATTCCAAAGTATAAAATGTAACCATCGTTTGTCCTTATTTCTTCATTGCCTGAATAGATACAATCAAATTGTACGGTTATTTGCGTACCACTATCCAAGTTAATAGAAAGATTGTTTATGATTGTGTTACTATTTGAAGCAGCACCAATTTCATTCCTTAAACTTTCAAATACCCATGTATCATTATAACTTGAATTTTCGTTTGTATATTCAGTTGATGTTGGCTTTTTACTATGGTAAACAGTCAATGGCTCTGTTGCTACAAATTCTCCTTTAATTACAGCCGTTACCCTTGTTGTGAATCTTGCATCAATACCACTAATTGTTTTTGAATTAGTAACATCAAAATAACTAATACTATCTAATGAATAAATATTAGTCCCTCCATTAAAGTTTTCATTAAACCAACCAACCGAACCAACAGCATCATAACTCCCTATTTCTCTAAAGTTTATAAACGAGTCTTCAATGTTATTTATTAAATATCTATACGCTAATGTTCCGTTTTTATACTCGTCTGGCCTTGTAAATGGATCGTAAACATAGCCCTGTAAATGATATGGAGTAACAATAAATATATGTTCAATCTCAAACCTTTGTGTATAGTCGTCTGGATTATCTACATACCTCATTCTAAAGCTTCCAGAATCCCAATTAGTTGGTACTCTTGGAATGAAGTCTACAAATGCAGTACTTCTCACACCACCTGTTCCAACCTCGTCATCATTATAATACATTTGTATAGCGTTGAACACATTGAAGCTTGATCGTAAACCGCTTATATCTGCTTCAGTATCAAATGTAAATTGAAATTTTTTAAATTCTGTTAAATTTCTTATTTCACCATCATTATAAATACCCTCTTTTAATGTTCCTAAACTAGTTATGTTTGCTATAAATCCATTTGAAGAAATTGTATCTAATGTTACATGAGCTTTTAATTTATTAGTTTGGTTATCATAAATTTCTATTTCGTCACCTACACGAAAACCTAAGCTGAAAAAATCACCAGACAAAACTTCAATTGTTGTTGTTTTAATATCAAAAGCTATAAAGTTTTCAATACTGTTAAATCTAATAACGCTGTTATATGTGAAGATTGTGATTGCCTTTACCCTTTCCCCTGCATTAGCCTTAAAATTAACAGTTGTATTTCCTGTGTCTGTTAGAAAATTACTTCCATTACGTGTTTCATTTAGCCACTTTAAACTTTCAATTGTAAAATTCATTATTCAAAATTTCTTTTAATTATGTTCTGCACCTTATCTGTAAAGCCTAATTTAAGTGTCATGTTAGCTGTTCTATTTCCGGGCTTTAATTCTTTTATTTCTTTTGGATAGACTTCGAAATCCCTGTACCTATCTGAATTAAACAGGTTATAATCAGATACTATAATTTTATTACCTAAAATCCTATCATAAATTAAAGGCTTCCAAATTGATACAGGTATTGCTTTGCTCTGAAATTCATAATCAGTTATTACACTATCCTGTATTTGTGTTATTTGTCGTGCAGGTGCAGGCGTTAAATACGTGTCTGTTTCTAAATTTGGGTCAGGAGTCCAAAACTTCCCCTTCAATCGTATCATGTGTTCCCATTCAAAACCAAGATAACTAATCCCTCCTTCAATATAACCAGAAGAGAAAATTTGAAACCTCACTGTTCCATCTGCAATGAATTCATTATAAGGCATTAGTCTATAAACATGACTTTCTAAAACACTATTTCTGTTTATTATTTCCCTATCTGCTTTTATAAAGTATCTTCCTGGCCCATGAACATCAAGTACCTTTTTCCATTCTACTAAAAACCCAATCTTTAATTGGTCTGGAAAATAACTTGCAGGAAAATAAGTTCCAAGTATATTATTATTTAAGTCTGCAATCTTAGTTTTACCACTCCACAATTCGATTGCAACCGTATCTGTTGATAAACTCAATCCAAAAAGAAAAGAACTTTTGTCGCTTTTCCAATTTCTATCTTCGTTTGGATCTAATTCAGCTAATGCAATTTCTTCATAACAGCAATCATAATTGTTTATGTTGAATGTTGCAAATGGTTCTGGCTCATCCTTTTTATCTGCTCTAACAATAACGCTGCTTTCTATCATTGTAGCAAGCCCCTTTGTTGCTATTGGGTTTGTATTACTTAGAAACCTTACTTTCATTTTCAGCTATTTTTGTTACTTTTTCGAATAGATTGTTTAACAAATTTACATCTTTTTTCTTAAACGCATTATTTAATTCGCTCATCATACCACTAAGTACTTTTTTTTGTTCCGTTGGTAGTTTGCTTATCGATTGGTTTATAATCTTTTGTTGATCTCCCAAAGATTTTGTCAACTCTTCAAATTGTTCTTGTATATTCATTAGCCTTCAATAAATGTTTCCTTTAAATTTTCTGTATAAACAAATGGTGTCCAATAATCCATTATAGCAAAGTCTTTATCGAATTGCCATTTTATGGATTCTATTTTTGCGTCTTCATCTTCTGCTGTTTTACAAAATGAATCATCTATCGTTTGTAATAAATCACCAAATCCAAAAGCCCTTTTTCTTTCATCAAACAATCTTCTTTGACCTCCAAAATTATTACTAACAAATGAATTGTAATTGTGGTAATCATCCCACAATACTTTTGCGCTCCAAAAATCTCTGTTGTCTAATGGTATTTTTAACCCATTAGAACTTTCAACCATATATAACAATTTGGCAACTGAATGATTCTTTTGGCTAACCTTTAATGTTTCTAATCGTTGTCCTATTAGATTTGACGAGTTAGAATTTCCTCCAAAGAAATTAATTAAACCATCAAACCCTGTTAATAATTCTAAAAATAAATTTTCTAATCCGTTAAATCCATCCTTTGGAGAACCTAAGCACAAAGGAAATGACGGCTCACCCAATCCACTCATTAAATTCTTATTCCTGTCTGTCTCTTGAATTGGAGTTACTATTATTTCATAATTTGTCCCTTCAAAATTATCTATAGTCCAATCCTCTTGTCCATCTGTATTAAAAGCTAAAAATGTACGTGCTTTAAAATCTGCATTGTTATATTTTATTTTCTCATCTAATGTTGATGGTATTCTATATGGACTGTCTTTAATCCAAAACGAATCGTTTAAACTATACATATTCAAAACACCATCTGTTAATTGTATTTTTGAATTAAATAAATTGTTGCATAACTCAAATATTTCTGATAATTGATAACCGAAATCAGTTGAGTTTGGTATTCCTTTTGCTATTGGTTTATCATCGAACGGCTTACTTGGTAGAAATATTACTGTATCAAGGTGACTAATATTAGACTCTAATTCAAAGCCTAAATAATCAGAGGCTATTTCTAACATCCTTCTTAATCTCATGCCTTTATGTTTTCTTATTGGTGGAATAAGTAAAACTAAAAGCCTATTAATTAATTTGTATAGCTGTATTAACGCTATAGCCGTAAACGTAAAATTCGCTATTGCTGTTGATATTGTGTAAAATGTACTTGATGCTACACTTCCTGGCGCTGCTTGAGCAGTAAGAGCTATAATTAATTTTGCGTCCTTTACATTTTCTTTTATTAAGTCCTGAAGCATCATTGTCATCATAAAAATAGATAAACTAACAATTGCCATGTCTCCTTCTATGCTTAATTTTTCTACTAAATAAGGTACATCCACATAGTCTGCATCTGTTATAACACCAATACTTTCTAAATAACCAAAAGAATTTGCCGCACTCCTTTCTTTTAAGCCTGTCAGTCCATTATCTTTTTTTACAGAACACTTTACCATTACAGGACTAATTTCTTCGTATGTATTGAAGTTTAGATAACCACTAAATACTTGCAAATCATTATTATCATCTTGCATTTCAATCTCGAAAGATAGCCCCTCAAAAATTCCGTTTGTATTTAAACCAACGCCACCTGCAATATAATCTCTAATCAATTTTGCTTCTGCGTTTACAAAGATAAATTCAGACGTACTAATATTTGCCTGTACGCTTGAATTATCAAACGTTGCAAGTATTTGAATTGATTGCCAATTTTCTGGGGCATTTACTTCAATTCCTCCTATTCTGAATATTGGTATTACCATATGTCACCTATTTTTTTATGCTCACGTAATATTTTATTTTGTATAGACGTTGTAGATACCATTGCATGTGCTAACTCATCATAATTAATTTTTCCATGAGGCATGTTTTTAGGTAAGTTCTCTACCTTGTTTATTAACTCGTCAAACTTACCCTTTAAATCTTCATTAGATTGGTAAGGAACTTGTAATATTTTGGTGTCGATTCCATTTGATAACTCACCATTTCTGAATTTCTCAACAATACGAACAACGTTTTCATTACTAATACCCTTTAATCTTTTGTTTTGACTTGGATTTACTATTCTTTCATCACCGTCAAATCTTGCAACATAATCATCTGTTCCTGTGTTTAATGTTGGGTTCATGCTGTCAGATACTTTTTCTGTTCCTTCTATAAAACCGCTAAGACTATTTATTGCAGCTAATAACAATGTGACATCTTTAACTGTATTCTGTAATGCGTTCTTATCTCCAGACTCAACTTTAGCCGTGTAAGTCTTTAACGCTGTGAAGCCCAATTCCCTACGCTCCTGACGTTTTTGTTCTTTCTCCTTCTCTTTCTGTAGCTCCGCCTGTTTACGTTGCTCAAACGCGAGGTTTTTATCTGCATCAACTATTCCTGTCTTTACTATTTCACGTAATGCGCTTTCCCTGTTCTTGCTTGCTTCAATCTCTTTGTCGAATCCATCAATTCGTTGCTCAAACCTTTCTCTTTGTTTGTCCTCCAATAATTGAAGTATTTCATTTACTGCTTCTGCGTTTTCTTGTATTTGTTCTTGGCGTTTTTCGTCTGCTGTTTTTTGTAGCTCTAATTGTGATTCTAATGATTTCTTTTTTATTTGACGTATTTCTTCTTCTTCATTTTCAACTATTCTCTTCATATCATCTGCGCTATCTGCTGCGCTCTCTAATAGAATAGCGTTTTTAAGACTAACCGCTTCAATTTCCTTTTTTTGCTGTTCCTTGATTAAATCAATAGAATCATCAAATGCCTTTTGGTTAAAATTTTCTTCCTCTTCAAAATCCTTGATTCTTGCATCTGTTTTGTCTTTAGAAATAGTTACCGCTATGTCTTTACGTTGTTGCAATAGTGCTTGTTCCGCTTCGTCCCTTGTTCTGCTTTCTTCAATTGCCTGTTGGGTAACTTGCTCTTGTAAATCTGCAACATCTTGTAAGGCTGCTTTACGTTCGATTATTATTTCACGTATTCTGTTCTGTGTAATTTCGTCAACCTCTCCAGACTCTAATAGTCTTTCTCTAATATCTTCTTCGTCTTCTAATTCAGATAATGTTCTTATATTTATTTTAGATAAAATATCTGCAATTTCTTCTTGTCCTTTTCCTTGACTTTCTAATGATTCTGAAATAAATTTTTCAGTTAATTTTATTTGATTATCAAAAGAGCTTTCTAATAATTGTTCTGTTTTAACAAGTGTCTTGAATTTTTCGTCTACCGTTTGTTGGTCAGAAGCAATCAATGTTTCATTAATTGCTTTTTGTCTGTCTGAAATATCCAAAGCAAAATCTAAATCTTGCTCAAACTTATCTCTTGCAATTTCTCTTGACTGCTTGTCTCTTTGTTGCTTGGCACTTGCTACATCACCTTCAATTGCTTCAACTTTCTTAATACTTTCTGCTAATGCGGTTAAATTTTGTTGCTGAATTTTGTCAGCTTTATCAAACTCTTTAAATAAATCTAACCGTTTTGCCTCTTCTACATTTCTGATTTCTGCTAATCCTTTTTCTCTTAGATTAATATTTACTCGTGCAATCGATATTCTAAGTTCTTCATCTGCTAATTGTTGTTCTAATGCTAATCTTTCAGTTCTAAATTTCAATGCTTGCTCCAACGCTTCTGCTTGTTTCTGAAATGATAGTGTAGTATCGTCTGCTGTTGCTTGAAATGTTTCTTCATTACTTCTTACTCTTTCTATTTCGACTCCAAGTCTTTCCCTGTTGTCTGCTAATTTTGCTTCTGCAAGTGCCAACTCTCTTATTACTTTTAGGTTTTCCTCTACAGCATCTGTTGCCTTTTTTAGCTCCTCTTCACTTAATGGGTTTTTAGTTGCTGCTATTTTCTTTCTGTTTTCTATAATATCGGTTGCAAGTCCATTAACCGCCTTGTTTAAATCTTCAATTGCTTTTTTGTCTTTACCACTCCTTAATACTTCTGGTACTAATTCTTTAAAGAATAATTGCACCTCTAATTTATTCTTTTTTATTGTTAAAAAGAAATTATTACTTGTAGGTATCAATTTGTTTTTAAATAATGTAACCAACCCTGTTACAACCGTTCTGGCAACACTACCAACTTGCTCTAATAATATTTGGAATTCTCTTGATGTTTCTCTGGACTTAGTAAAAGCTCCTACCAATGTTCCAAGTAAAAAACCACTTAATGAAGAAAATGCTGCCTTTGCCTTTCCTGTTGTTTCAGGATAGTTTCCAACATTTCTTTGGAATTGCCCTGCTTCTGCATCAACTTCCTTTAACGTCTTGTCTAAGTCTTGAAGCTCATCATTAAGGTCTTTCAAGGACTTTTCTTGTGCCTTAGTTAATTTAACACCTAATTTCTGTTGTGTTGAAAGGTTCTTTTGGTCTTTACGTACTTTTATTAATCGTTTTGAAGCCTTTTGGTATGCATCTAAAAACTCACCTTCGACTAATAATTGATCTTTTCGTTCTTTCTTTGATTTTTGTAACTCTAAACGAAGTTTTATTTCTTCATCAACCCTTCCTTCTGTGGTGTCTTTTATCTGTTTTGCTAATTTTACTTCTTTAATCCTTTGCTTCGACAATTGTTTTTCAGCATCTAAAAGACTTTCTTTTATCTTTTTTTCCTTTTCAGCAATTTCAATTAATTCTTTCTCAACTTTTTTAAGATTTGTAAATGCTTCTTCAACCAGGTTAATATCTTCTGCTGTTTTTCCTGTTGCCTTTAGTCCTTTAACCATTTCACCAAAAACTCTTGCAGAATCTTCTACCTCTTTATTGATGTCCTCCAGAACAATTAAAAACTTCTTAGCTGTTTCTACTTGCTTGACAAATAAATCACTACTTACTATACGTTCGTTACTTATTTTTTGCTTTGCCATGTTCTTTCATTATAGAATTTAATATGTCATGAAACTTATTTACACTCATTGTTTTTGTGTCTATTTCATAACCTTTTGAAGTTTCAATAATATGTATCAAATCTGCTTTACTCAAATCAGAATCATTTCCGCTTTCCATTCCTATTATTCTCAAGTCTAATAAGTCAGCTTTCATTTCTTGATCTAAGTCCTTTTCTGTTATTGCATTTACTCTGGCAATTACATAATCTTCTTTAAGACTTACTAACAATTTGAAATCATCATTGTCCTTGCTGTGGTTATTTATGAATTCATTGTTTAGTTTTTCAAGTACTTTAACCAATTCATCTTCCTTGAAAATTTCTATTGAAGGTTTGTTCAATAGAATATATCCTAAGTCTCCGGTTTCTTCAACTTTCCACCAATTATGTATTGGCAAACTATCTAAACTATCATAATATCTCACAATCCTAATCCCTTATTTAACATATTTAGTAAATCTTCTTCTACAAATGTAATTAAATTTTCTATATTCTCATCTGATATGCCAATCACACCCCCATATATATCATTGAAATCTCTACCATATAAGTCAGTTTGTGCAATCAATTCAAAACCATCTTTTAACGGGTTCATCTTCCAAGTTCTGTATAGTTTCCCAGAAACAAATAAATCAACAATTCCAAATGGTGCTTTTCTTCCTGATATACTTTCCTTGAAAAACGAATACTCTTCAGAAGCATAATCCCTCAATAAATTACCTTCTGCGTCAAGTCCTAATCGTAATTGATCTTCAGTATTTAAGTCAATAACAAATCTTTGAAATCCTGACTGTTCATATACCTTGAACAATAATTTGTCTGAATCAAGCTTTGTAAATTTTTCTAATATATCAATCAGTTCTTCCATAAACAAAAAAAGCACTACAAATGGTGCTTTTTATAATTAACTAAACATTAAATAATAAACTCTTATAGTTTCTTTTTTGCAGCAACCACTTTTTTATATCGGTCTTCCCAATCTTTTTTATTTCCAAAGATACTTTTAAAGGTTTCTTTGTCTTTTATGTGGTCTTCATGATAGTGTACATTTCCTACTATCACACTTCCTTTGTTTTCTTTTTTATTCATAATCTAACTATTAAGGTGTAGTGTATTTTGCAACAACCATTTCAAAACCATCTTTCCGTAATCTAACTTCAATGTCTTTTGCAATTAAAGCAGCATGAGTTAATACATATGCACCTGTTTTAGCATTTGTAACATCAACTGTTACAGGAATAGAAGTATCATCTGTTACATTGTAAACAGTTGAAGGTGTATCAGCGTTATCCACGAAGTCTGCTTGAACTCCAGACTTAAACGGTATTGCAGCCCCACAAGTTCCGTAATCAGTTACTATTGTTACAGTTGCCCCCAATGTAGTAACTGCTGAAGTTGTTCCTGTCAAATCAATTAATCCTGTAACTTTTCTCAAGTCCGGAACAATAGATTCAGCACTAATGTATCTCAAAGCCTCATCCCTAACCAATTTATCAAATTGGAAATTCATTATGATGCTTTGGATAGTTGTATCTGTAGCAAATTGCATGAAAGCATTGAATGTTTCATCTGCTAACAAAATTGGGTCTAAGAAACCAGGTGTGTTTTCTTCTCCTTGTGGTTGTCCACAATTATCTATTTTGAAAACAGACAATGAAGCGCATCCACCTTGTTTAAGTTTCCCTAAATATTGAGTAACAGCATCCTTGAATATTTCAGTAGAAAAACTTCTAATTCCTTCTTCAATAAAGAATTCAGTACCATCACCAATTGATTGAGTAACAGGGTCAGCTTTTGGCTGTGCAACGTTCTTCAAGTTCATAACAGGATACCATCTTTTTGATGGGTCTGGGTCATTCAAACGTGCAAGTATATAAGCATCGTCAAAATCTACTGAACAATCTATTCTATTTCTTGATCCATCATTCGCAAATGTAGGTACAAAAAATAATCCTATTGTTTTACCATATGGTTTAGCCCCTCCAGGAACTCCGGTGTTTCCCATTCTGTTACCGGTACATTTACATACATCCATTGTTCTTACAATTATAGTCTTTTAAAATTTTTACTCTTCCTTCTAAACCTTGTCCACTTACAGCTTCACCCGTAATGTTCTTTATGTTTCCGCTTGTATCTATATACGTTCCAAATTCAACGTAATTGGTAATATCAAGGTCTTCAAGATCGGCTATCTTTTCGTTTTCTTCTAACAAAAGTATGAATTTTTCTAATACGTTCGACATCGGTTTAATGATTTCTTCGTATTGGTGGTTTGTTTTTGCTTTTCCTTTGTCAAAATTTGTTAAGAAAAACATCTTTAAGGGGCTTTCACGGTCTATGATACTACTTGGTCTTTTATCAAGTTTTTCAATCATCCTTTCTAATAGATAGACAAAAGGGTATTTTTTACCAGACTGCCACTTAATATTAGCTCTTTCATCTTTTGAGAATATAGCGTTTATTGTTCCATGAAAATAATTAACCATTGGAAGCGTATATATCTGCTCTGTTGGAACGAAACCAACCACTTTAATAGTTACTGACTCATTGAATACAAAAGCTGTTACAATCGCTGTTTTGTCCTCTTCAATTTCCCACGAAAACTTAGTATTTAAATATGATGTGTTGCAAACAGTCAGTTTATAAGTATCATCACCTAAGACTTGAACATTAGTAACATCAATTGTTGTATCAATTTGAGAAACTAAATCACCTATTATGTCTACTGTTTGAATCATTTTATTTTTTTATGGATGTGATAACCTTATTTCAGCCTTTTTTGTTTCCCACAATGCCCATTGAATGTCTGCTTTTGTCTGATTTCCTTCTCTCTCGTATGCTTGTGCTGAAAACATTATTGGGTCTGCATATCTTTTGTATTTAAAAGATCTCCATTCTTCATTGTTCTGTGGTTCTTTTTCTATCATAGCTATACTTTTACTAATTCAAGTCCTATTATTTCAGCATTACCACTAAATGAATCTGCTCCTGCTCCTGTTGAATTTCTTATTAATGTAAGCATAATCATTTCTCCATTTGCAACACCATCCATTAGTCCTAATGTAGTTTCAAACAATATGTCCTGCAATTCTCCGCTAACATCAATATTGTTTTGTGCTATTGTCGTTATTGTTGTGGTTGCATTATCGCCATCTTTTAAAATAGCATAATCAACAATCCACCCAACCGTATCTCCAACACCACCGTCTATACTAAGTCTCCAATGTAATTTTAGTTTCAAATCTGAACCATCATACATATTTCCACCCTTAGAAAGGGAATCGTTAAATAACATACTATCATCTGCTGTACCACTAAACGATAAATACACACCTGCACCACCATTCACAAAGAATGTAGCACCACTTGATAAAACAGAACCTAATGGAACACTATTTGGTTTCCAACCATCTTCTATTGTTATCGTTGTTTTTCCACTCCCCTCATCAACTGCTGAAGTAATATTTGTTCCTTCAAAATTTAATGTAGATGTAACTGTTCCAATAGCAACATCGTCTTTCTGAATTATTATGTTTGCTCCTGCTCCTGTATTTCCTGTATCTCCTTTTTCTCCTTGTAACTTTAATAAAGATAATTTTGAATTTCCGTTTATTGTAATGTCTCCACTACCTGTTGTTTGGTTTACCTTAAAAGAAATGTAATCGCCATCATTTAACTCTACTAACCTAGTTGGATTTATTGATGCACCCCCATTTTTTATTATATTCGTTTCAATTGTTTCTCCTGTTGCTATACCATTTAAAAACAATTCTAATAATAGAACTTCATTTGTATTGCTTCCATTGTCTGCATTTATTGAGGCTCCTACTTGATATAAACCACCGACTATTGCTGTAATTCTTTCAGGATTTCCAATGTCCCAATTAACTTCTGTAGGTATATTTTCAACATCAACTGCATCAAAGTCTACAAATGTAGGTGTAGATGTAACCACCAAAGAACTATTCTTTTTGACTTGTACGCCTGCTTGGTCAGAAGGAATACCACCTGTTGATTCTGAAACCCAACCTGCATTTTCTCGAACATACGGTGTTCCATCAATAGGGGCTTCAGATATTCCACCACTACCTGTTTTAGTTTTATTGTATGTTAAATCCTTATTCATTATAAACCATTTACATAAGTAATAACATAACCTAATGTTCCTGTTGTTGTGCCGTTCGGAATAGTAGAAACTCTTATGAATTTAAAAACCCACTTTCCTGTATCTCGTACTGAATTAGAAACATCATTTAAATCCATTGCCAAAGGCGTTACTCCATCATCTTCAAGATATGGATTAACCCAATTTATACCATCATTAGAACCTTGTATTTCAATTGTAGGATTACCATCTGTAGAATCTTTAGTTAAAACAATAGAGTAATCTAATAGCCTATTGATTTCTAAAGCATCGGTAACAGTATTTACACTTGCATCTATTACAATATTATCATTTACTTCAAGAACATCTTCACTAACCATTATTTTTATGGATAAACTCTAATTTCTATAAAAGATTTATCATACATATTATCTGATTCAGATTCACCACCAACAGAATCAATTGTTCCTGTAAATAATGAATTTATATCGGTAAAACCACCATAATAGAAGGCTTTTGTAAAACCTCCTGACTGTTGTTTTCTAATACTAAACATTATTGATGTTTTACCATTAGTAAACGCATTTAATAAAGTTACTGTATATGATCCAATTCCATCACGTGTCCAAACAAGAACACCTCCAAAAGTATTTTGTACAACTGTTGCAACAGGTGCATTAGTACCTGATTGAGTTAAGAAAGCACTGTAAATCTTGTAAGGTAAAGCACCTCCACCGCCACCGCCTGCGTTTAACCTATATAATCTTAAATCTAAATTCATACTTTATGGATTAATCAAAAATGTAAACACAATTCATATTCAACTGTTCCTGTCGTGTTTCCGTTTGGTTCGGTTGTTAATCTAAATTGATCGAATGGGAAAACTTCATCAAAAATACTGTTGTTTGTAGCATCGTCAAGCGTCCAGATAATTTCATTACCATCAACATCAACATAAGGTCGTACCCAATCAACACCGTTGTTACTTGCTTCAATATGAACTATGGGGTTTCCATCTGTTCCAATTTTCTTAGCCGTTACTGACCACTTATAACTTCTTCCATAATCACTTTTTTCCGTTGATGTTTGAATAGTTGCGTCAATGCTTGGACTTCCTCCAACTAATAATGGCACTAATTTTTCTCCTGTACTCATAGTAGTATGCTATATTTAATTTTAACCGTTTCCCCATTATATTCTGGGTATATATCTAAATTGTCACAAATGTAAAACTGAATTGCGTCAGCCGTAAACTTTGAAACATTAAATCTTCTTTCACTAATTCTTTCGTTATTCTCGAAATCTAATAACTCCGAATTTTCATTTGCCATTACTACATTACCACTTTCGGTAGATGTGTAATTCTTATCCCTCATCACTTGCCAATAAATAATCCCTTTCAAATAGTTTTTAATTCCTTGACTAACTATTTTACAATCATTTATTTCTCTTACAAAAGCATCGTATATGTCTTTGTAAATTTGATCTTGTGGTTCACCGTTCAATAAATTTGCAACGAATGTATTAGCAAGATCAACACCTAATAAACAAGCAAGGGAAGATTGTTCGTAGGTGTCTATTGCCTCCTGAATCTCCCCTTGCGTGAATTGATCACTTGGGATTTTATAAAACCCCTCTTCAAAATCTGTTGTTTGAAGTATAATCATTTTTAATCTTCGTCAGACTTGTAAGCCTTTGCAACCTTAGCCTTTACTAAAGCTTTACCAACAACCTCGTGAGGCTCGATGATTTGACCTTTCTTGTAATACTTGGTGTCTTTTATAACCTCAAGCTTCATTCGAGTAGATCTTTTAATCTTTAATTTGTCATTTGCTGCTTGCTTCAACATTTTTTTGCTATCCATTACTACTTCTTTCGTATCAACAGCATCTTTGTTGATTTCTGGATTGCCTTCTTCATCTTCAGCATTCTCAATTTTTTCTTTTGCAGCTAATGCTTTAGCAGTCTTTGCTTCTGACTCTGCTTTTTCAGATAATGCTTTAGCCTTTTCAGCTTCTGCCATTGCTTTCAATGCTTCTGCTTCTTCTTTTTTCGCTTCTGCTTCTGCTTTTTTAGATTGTGCTTCCGCTAATTTCGCTTCTGCTTGAGCTTCTTTAGCTAACTCTTCTTTAGTTTTTTCTTTATCTTCCGACATGGTTTTATTATTAATAGTTAAAAAATAGGAAACGCCCGAAGACGTTTCCATTTAAATAGTTTTTACAACAAAGGATCGTCAATTGCTGTAAGTATCGTTGCAATATCATCATAGATGATAGAACCTGCATCAGTACTTTTCAAGTAACTACCTAGGAAAGCTTCTAATTTAAAAGAAGTCATGTTCTTAGTGAAATCTTTGTCTTCAAATCCTTCTGCAAACTCAATGTTTTCTGCAAATACTACATTGAATTTTCTTAAATCACCTAATAACATTTTAGTGTCATCTACTTTGTTTGAAAATACAACTCTCAATCCTGCAACCTCGTTGCCGTCAGGCGTTACAAATGGAGGCATGATGTAATCACCATCAGTATTTTTTAACGCTTTCATACGTGCTTTCCAAACTGTGTTTAACACAACAACTTCCGCCGTGAAGTTTGCAAGCTCTACAGATACAGCAACCGCACAAATAGCATCAAAGATATTTGCATCCCTGTAAAACAAAGCAAGTTGTGTTGGTACGATAAATGCAGATGCAGCCGTGGCAATACCTGTCATGTTGTCTCCAAGACCATCACCTGTTAATACTTCTGTATCAATTTTTTGCTCAACCAATTCGTCTGCATGAGTTCTAAAGTTATTCACTACAGAAGGTGCATGTTTCATTAATCGGTTGGTCATTTTCCAATGCTCTGCAACCTCTTTGATGTCTTCCTTCTTAGTAATCCACTCACCATCAATTAAAGGCTTCAAATCACCCTCGCCAATAAATTGTGCGTCACCTTCTTCGTTTTGTCTTTCAGACCACCAAATATTTTCAGTACCTGGAGCAGTAATTACATTTACTAATCCTAATATGAAATTTTGAGGCTTTGGAGTCATACCCAAATTTTGATCTACATAATTACCTACAAGTGTAGAGTAACCGTCTGCTCCAATTATGTTAGCAGTAGAAGGTAAAGCCGTTCCATTTACTGACATTACTGCTGCTGCTTTCGTGTGTGCAAATAATTGTTCAACCTTTAATTGCAATTCATTAAAACCTGCAGATTTTGTTTTTAACCTATTCAATACTTCTTCCGACTTAACGAATTTAGTAAGGTTAGTTTCCTTAATGTTTATATCTTGTGGGTCTTCACTAATTGCTTTTAATGCTAAAGTCAATTGAATCACTTCTTCCTTTACAGTATCATAATCCTTCAAGGTTTCTTTAAACTCATCAATAGTCTTTTGTTGATTCTCTGCAAGTTCTTTTACAAATGCTGTTTCTGCTAATGCGTAATCATGTAATGCCTTCATGTATTTAGGGCCATCTTCTTTAGACAACTTCATTATGGCATCAGCATCTAACTTTACAAACTCACCACTTGTTCCAACCCAAGAGAATGTGTTGAACACTCCCATTTCCATAAACGGTTGTAAGCTCATCGCTGAACCTCCTAAGAACGATACACTACCTGCTACCATTCCAAACATTTCATCCTGCATTCCTGCACCGACTACTACGCCAAACAACACTGCAAAGAGCGTTGTCATAATTAAATTTTTACTAATCTTTTTCATTTTTCTTTTGTTAAATTATAAATATGCTTTCACGTCCCAACCTTCTTGTTCTTCCTCTTCTTTCGACTTACCTTCTGGAGTGGTTTCACCCGACTCTTTTTCTTTAGTGATTTTCGATTCTGTTTCAAGTGTAGGTGTTAGTTCGTTACTTCCAAATAATACAGCACTATTCTCAAGTAGTTTAATTTCTTGCACTACCCAAAAGAACCCACGTTCATCCGCAACGTCCTTGTTAATAACTTGTGGATAATATTTATCCCAGAACTCTAATTCTTTTTCGCTATCCTCATCGTTAATTGCTAAATCAAGTTTAACATATTGTAACCCAATAGAATGTTGGTTTATTTTACCTGCCTTGTATTGGTTAAATATCTGCTCATTGAAAGACTTCATTATATCCGTAATGAATACTAAAGACTCTGTACTTCCAGAACCATCCAATCCTAATTCAGAATATGAAAGTGTTGTTCCCATGATGTCAATTACATCACCAACCTTTGCATCTAACTTGTGTATGTGATCGTGTAAGTGAGGAATCCACGCCTTTCTTTCTGCAATTGACTTATCCCAACAACCAGGTAAAAGCATGTCCATGTGTGAATCAATCCAATTAGCTGTATTTGCTACAACTTTAACCCGGATAACGTCTTCGTTTTCTACCTCTTCACCGTGTTCGTTTTTAATTGTAGTTGCTTTTGTTTTGATTTTACTCACTCCAATAGTACTAACCTCACCAAAAATAGGCATTGACTTTTTTTGCTTGATTAAACTCTCTTTGTTTTTAGTTAAATAATCAAAGAGGTCTTTCTTATTGTCGAACTTTGGTGTTTTTATTCTCATTTCAAAACTGTTTCTGTGTTTTTAACTATCCTTTTTTTATCCGTAATGGACTTTTTAAGGGCTTCTTTGTCAACTTTCTTATTCTTTTCTTCAGCTTTCATCTACACAAATGTAGTTATTTAAAACTAATTCCCAATAATTCCTCAATTTTTTCATCTGACATACCTAATTCTCTGTATGCTTTTGCTGTCTCTGAATTGGTTTTATTAACCTGAGCTCTTTTCTGTTCGTCTTCTTGGAATACAGGCAGGTGATCGAATGAAGCTTTTAATCTTAATCCCTTATCATTTAGTTTTAATATGTCCGTTAATACTCTTGCTTTATCATCTGCTGCAGGTTGTATTGTATTTTGATAGGTAAGCTTTGTTGCTTGCTCCTTGTTCTCATTTGTAGCCCCTTTGGTAGATGGGAATAAATCCCTATCCATTCCGTACATGCCAAGTATAACACCAAAATCACTTTCCAACTCTTCAAACATCATTAAGTCTTTTATTGGAAAGCTAATTGGTGTGGCTTTCATAGATGCTTTTGTAATTATGAATCTTTTTTGTCCTTCGTGTATCCCATAATCTTCTCTATATTGTTTTTCAATTACTGCTTTCTCTTCGTTGCTTAACGGAATAGCTCCCATTTCTCCTTTAGAGTCATGACTAAACATAAATATTCCCCCACGTTCAGCATACAATACATTAGCCGTTTTTAATACTGCATCTATGTTTGATAAGTTTTTTCTTATTGGCTCAAGTTTTGAAGCACCTTTAAAGTATTCTGGACTATCGTTGTTGTTCGTATGCCAAACCTCATTTGGTTTAAACAATCTAACAGTTCCGTTTATGTCCATTTCATAGTTCTTGATAATCTTGTCTTTCTCATATTGATCAAACAACTTACCTGTTTTATTAATCTTCATTGAACCACTTGGAAGATTCCACATTGCTTTTGGTACGGTTTGTAATCTACTTGCAATCAATGGATATATAAATCCGTTCCCATAAAGGTCTTCCATTATTGATAATTGACTAATCCATTCTTTAAATGATTGTAATGGATTTGGCATATTTAAGAACTTTAATTGCTCTTCATGTCCTTCTACTTCGTTGCCTTCTTTATCTACAATTGTAAGGCGCATGTTAGATAACATTTCCGCTTTCATGTTTAGCGTTAATGTTAAATGTGGTATTGTACAATAAACTTTCCAAGCATCCTTTACATCAATCCAAACTGCTTCACGTTCATTCAATATGTTTCCACTCCAATTTCTTTGTCCGGTAAAGAATCTAATTAGTTTAGTAGGAAAGAATGTATTTGTGAACTTTTGCCAATTTGCCATTAGTATAGATGATTTAAATGTTTTGTAATGTAAGTGGTTAGTCCTGCTATTGAATCTGGAGCGTCATCATGTTTACTGCTTCCGTCTTTTTTATATTCAAATAGGTTTTTCATAAAGGGTTTGTAACCATCTTTTTCGTTGTAATCATTACAAAAGTAACAATATTTTTTTATCTGTGATGATATTGAATATATTCTTGTTTTCTTATTTGTCTTAGAACGTATTGGAAGTATGGTTGTTTTGGTTAATAATTTACGTAAAAGAATTGGGTACATAGTGCCTCCCATATTAATCTCAACCTGACAATATTCTGGTGTGTATTTGTTGAGTAACTCCGCTGTCATTTTCAAATTGTCCTCTACTGATTTTTTTGTATAAACAATATCAAGTATGTAAATGCTTGCTCCGATGTTTCCAGAAACAATACAGCAATGGTCGTCTTCTCCTGTATCTGCAATATCTACATAAGCAAAGAAATGTTCAATGTCTTCAATCTTAATACTTTTAGGGTCGTAATAGTTTAATTCGTTTTTAGGAAACAAAACACCCTCAAGTATTCCCATGTTTCCAAGTCCGTACACATCCCAAAGATATTGATCTGCTGTATTGTTCTTTTGATTCTCTGCTGTAGGTTCGTATGACAATATTTGCTCCTTTATTATTTCTGATACAAAAGGATTGTTTTTGTATGTTGATTTTATAAACCTCGATTTTGGTCTGTTAATTATTGCTTTCTCATGCATCCAAAATTCACTCGTAGGATTGAAGTCGCACCACGTATGCATTGATGTTCTTTGGTATATCTCTTTGAATACATTGTATGAAATACCATTGATTTCATTAAAGAATGAAAATTCCCTTTTACCATTCTTTGCATCCTGTCCGTTTTTAAATGATGTGAACTTTAAACGAGAACCATTTGCAAAATAATATTCCCTATCTGATTTGTTGAAGTGTAAAAGTATTGATCTAATGAATTCACTTGTATCAACTATTTGTTCCGCATCATATAAAGCTCCCTCTTTTAGATTTGGTATGTCCTGACCTATTGTTAACGCTTTTGTTTTTGGGTATTCAAATAGCTTTATAAATAACACTTGGAGTATTGAATATGTTTTTCCGCTTGAAGTGCCTCCTTGATTTATAGATAGTGTTTTCCCTTGTGGATAGTTATAGTTGTGTTCAAATACTTTAGAGGTTTTAAATGGTATCATATTAGAATATTACAACTTTTAATACTTTGTCTTAGCGTGGTAAAATCCTTTACTACTCTTTTTAAACGCTTATTTGTATTCATTCAGTTTTATATGAATAATTATATTTAGTCCGTTATCTCTGGGCTTTCCCCTTCAGATTGTATGATTACAGTTCCCCCCGTTATCTTTTCGCCCAACGTTGTTATGTCCATGTTGTTACCATATTTCTTAGGCTTCTTTTTCCCTGCATTCCACTTGTAAGCATCTAAAGCAACTCTTGCAGCTTCTGGCTTGTACTCACCTTTCAATGTCTTGTCTGCTATTTCCTGCACCTTTTCAGCGTCTAAATCTGCGCTATCTTCTCGCGCACGTACATAGTTGTTAAAGAATTCTTTGTCGAAATATTTGTGATCTTCATTTAACCATTGGTAAACAATTGGTCTTGAGGGCGTTGCTTCGTTTTCTTCTAAAATGCTTTTTAGGCTTTCCCCTTCAGATATTTTACAAAGGATTAATTCTTTTGCCTTGTTTGTTTGTTTTTCTGAATATGCCATTTTAACGGTATGTTTCTTTCTTGACAAGATTTGGAATAGTCATTATTAAATGGAACATCCATATTGCAGTTGTGAAAACTAAAATAATCATTCCAAAGTAGTTTTCAATTAGCCCTCCAGGGGTTGTGTAATGTAGTGCTACCAACAATAATGTTAGTAACAACTCAATTATAAAAAGTCCTTTGTTTATGCACCCTCCAAAATATGCTCTAAGCATGTAAATTGGGAATTTTAATACGTGTTTTGTTATTGTTTTTGCTTCCATAGTTTACGAATGTACGCTTTTATTTTTGGTTATACAAATCTATTGCTTTTTCAAGTGCTTGCTCTCTTGCTTCTTGGAGGGTTTTTATGTAAGATCCTTCTATATTTTTTAGTTCTTCATACCATACGGTGTAATAATTGTTATCTTTAAATTCATTACCTACTAATATATATATCCCTACACTATTAAAGAAATCCACATAAACACCCCATTGCATTGAACTTGGTAAACTTCTAAACCAATGATTTGCCAGGCTTATATATGATGGGTGATTTTCGTTAAACCACGCTTTAAAATCCTTTTTAAAATCTTTCATAATTCTTTTTTTTAATCACTCTTTTAACACTATGTAAAACCACATTAAAACGATGGTTTGCACTGGTGTTAGTTGCAATATTTTTTAATTTCTTCCACCGCACTTTCTACATAGTTATTCATATTCTTATGACTCCATTGTGAAGCAGGGTGTTTGATTTTAATTATATTACTTTTCATTTCTCTAAAGTTTTTATGAACTATACCACCAAGCAATACAATTACATCGTCTTTTGTAGGTAATTGTGTCCAATACCATTCATCAATGTACTTTGCTTTATCCTCTTTTGTTGGTACATAATCACAATTAAATAGGTTCGTTTTTTCTATTGGTATTGGTAGTTTTTCCGAAATTCTATCTATCAGTTTTCCGCTTTTAGTTGTGCTACACAATGGGGCTATCCCTGTTTTATTATGTACTCCTACTATTATTATTCTCATTATTCCCTCGTTTTAAATTAAAAAATACAGACAACTAACATTGTATAAAAGGCAATTAAAAAAGCCTTTATACTCATCATTGTCGTTCATTACTCCGTAACCGAAAAACGAGCGACAATAAGAGCTAAAAGAAAATAATTAACCCTTACCATCGCACCGTAGTTACTCTAAAATTACTACTAAACCTGCTCCAGACCTTTTTATTACTACGTCCACGTTTGCAGGAATACAGTCAATTAGCATTAAATCGCTTTTGTTTAACTGTTTGATATTAATTTTAAATCCTTTCTCTGTCTTTCTTACATTTTCAAAGTATTCGTCTAAATACTCTTTTACTTCTTCGTTTACTGTTTGCATTTTATTTTACATTTATTTGTTATATGGTTATTTAATCCCCACCACACACAAGGGTTATTTACTTTCTTTAGCCTAATACATTATTCATTAAATGCTAATATAAACCCAATAAACATTGCAATCCCAAACGCTCCACACAAGTACTCTAAGTTGCCAAATGCGAATGTTGAGCAAATTATTGACAACCCTAAGAAAACAAATGCTGTTATTCCTATGAAGTCTCTGATTGTTTTAAGTAGTCTTTTCATAGTATTTCTTTTTCAATTTGTCTTGGATATACAAAGCCCTTTTGAATTTCTTCTTAAACATTGGTGTCGTTCTGTCTCTAAATTCCCACGAATCATGTTCGTTGTGTGTCATCAAAAGTATATTTTCTTTCAAATGCCTAAATTTTGGATATGCTCCTTTTGTTAAAATGTGGCTCATAAATACAGGATTGTAATCATTCCCTAAAAACTCACCACTTATTTCTGAATGTTTATTTCTTTCATTCCAAATTTCATGAAAGAATTTTACATCTTCTGTAGCAACCTTTTGCCCTTTTGTTGATCGATGTTTGATCGGTTTATTATTTCTAACCTTTCTTTCTGTCCCTCTTTTAGCAGCGTTAATCTCTTTGCGGTGCTTCCAATAATGATAATTACATTTTCCACCAATAAGCGTTTTCTCTTCTTCATTATTACATTCTGGACATACGCCCTTTTTATTTTTTATTGCTCCCATGTTGTTTAAATTAAGGGGGCTATTAACCCCCTGTTAAAATTAAGCTGCTTCTTGATTGTCTTCATCAAACATATCTAACTGCGCCCTTTTATTATCTGCAATGTACTTGTAAACCTCATTTTGAAGTGTTTCAAGTGTTTTCTCAAGTGCTTCCTCGAATCCGTGTTTAATCTCTTGGAATCCAATTTGAGGTGTATTGATTGCTGCATATCCTAAAGGACTGTCAAAACCGCCTGTAATCTTAACTTTCATTCCATCGTTTATGTGATAGAAATGTACGCCATGAATACGAACGTCATCAAACATTGCACTAAGTAAATCCTTTTTCAATTCCTTAATTGCAGAATCTTTGATTTTTTGGTCTAATATCATCTTCTTACCTAATAATACATTAACCCCTGCAAGTCCATTTGCACAAAATATAATTGGTTCTTTCATCTGATCGATTAAATCCATCAAGTCCGGGTGTGCCTCTTCGTTTGTATCTAAACTGCAATCGACAATAGAACCGTTACCTGTCTGCATTTGATACTCGATCAACAAACCGCCTTTACTTTTAAACTTAACGCTGTTAAGAGTGAATTCTTTTTCACTTTTGAAACTTATTTTTGCCATACTTTTCTGTTTTTATTAGTTATTAAATTATTTACTTATTGATTTTAACGCTGTTTGATATGCTTGCGACGCTTCTTTTTCGTCTTCGAAATAACCCAGAAATTTACATTTTCCACTAATATAAATTCTAGCCCTAAATTTATTTCTATGTTTATGGAAAGAAACACCTGTAAACTTACTTGTGCCTAATTTCTTATCCTTTGATGCGTTTTCCCTACTAGTTACTAATTGAATGTTATAAAGACAATTATTTATCCTATCATTATTATTGTGATCAACTACTATTTTATGACCACATCTTTTATGGTCTAAAAAAGCCATTGCTACTAATTGGTGAACCTTAATTGTTTCTCTTTTATTGTTTTTTATTAATCCAACCATTAAATAACCATGAGTACTGAAATATGGTTTTAAAATCCTCTTTTTTAATACCCCTTTTCTTGGCAGACTTTTAACCCTTCCATAATCTGATACTTGATAAAATCCTTTGTACCCGGGAATGTCTCTCCACTCTTCTAATTTTGGTAAAAAACAATATAATTCTTTCATAATACTAACCTTTATTTTTACTAACGTTTGAAGATAAAAGGTGCAGGCACGTTAGTTAAGCCTTTTGCATGGGATTATAAGCCCCAACACCAAAACAAAGGTAACTATTTAATCGGTTCTTCCAAACCATAGTTTCGGACATTTTCATTTGGCTCTGGAATGTATAAACCTATTTCTTCACTAGCCCATTGCATTACGTCTTCAAAAAAAACCATCATTCTTTTTGTTCCTACTTTCGTTTCCCTGCTATTTAATGCCATGGGTCTTTTTTTAATTTCTCCTGTGATTAAATCAACTATTTCTTCATATAAAAAGTTGTCTCTAAGCAAATAATCTATTTCAGTTTTTGACACCTTAACACCACCTTCTAAATAATGGTCTACTATTCCTTGCACCATGACACCGAAATAATATTTTAATTGAGGTAACGACACATAGTTTTCTTCTTCCTCAACAATGATTCTAATTTTCTTCCCTTTGAAATTATTAATAACCTTACCCTTGAAATACTCCGATTCGTATATCTTGAATTCGTTGTTTTCGGTTATCATTCCTCTTGCTGTAATTTCTCGTTTCATAGTTTTAAAATTTTCGTTCCCCACGCACCACACATTAAAACGTGTGATAATAGTCACTAAAATACATTTCGTACCTCAACGCCTTTTAGTTTGGTATTATTTGACGTTGAAATACTTTGTTTGTTGGTACTAAGTAGCTCACATTGTCAGAAATCTCAAACCCCTTTCTTAAAAACTCTTCAAAAATAGAATAAGGTGGATTGCCTATTACCCAATTTACCTTTTTATTATAATTAAAGAAGTCTTTACCTTCCCTTATTTCACAATAATCTAAGCCTTTAGGTAAGTACTTATAAAATGCCCCGTCACCTTTACATGGGTCTAAACATATTCCTTTTGGATTAAGGAAATTAATTATTTGTTTTGACACATAGTCAGGAGTATATACTATGTCTGCAGGTAATACAGGTTTTTCCCATAATTCGCTTTGTATATTCATATTGTTTGTTCTAATGCTTTAAAAATCTCTAATGCTACCTGTGGAACTATCGCATTGCCATATCCTTTTATAGATTCACTTCTCCACTTTGGAAAGGTAATTCCGTCCAATCTGTCGGAAATCCCATCATTTCTGATACAAATTGGGGATTGAGTTGGGAATTGCTCCCAACCGGTGCAAGCATGTTCAAATTCTCTTGGTTGCTGTTGCTTGTTGTCTTGAATCCGTCCGCTGCCTGTGGTGTTGGCAACATTATTTCCGCTATTTTGTCCTCCAGATTTCCCTTCTTTCTGTCGTTGCTGCAATTCCCTCTTGCTGCTGCTCTTGGTGTCGGTAACATCCCCATTTTTGACATCCTTCCCAAATTCAGGCTGTGGCTGTCCTTTCCGTCCTTCGTTTTCCTCCGTCCTGTCTCCGTTAGTTCGCAATCGCTTTCCGCTTCCTGTGTTGTCGGTGTCGGTAATAAGTGACTCCATTTCGGGTCGTGGTCTAACTGACTTTTTAATCCGTTGTACTTTGTTCCATTCTTGTATTTGTTCTTTTTGGCCCGCTTTCTCATTTGCTCTGGACTCTCTGATATTTCCATTGTGCTTGGAGTTTGCAACAAACCAGACTCGATCTCTTCTATGGGGCGCATTCGTGCTACAAGCTGGAAGTATAACCGGTTGGACTTCGTAGCCTTCATTTTCCAAGTCAGATTGCACTTCGTCGAATACCACCCCCCCCGTTCCAATTAACGAGTCCATAAACATTTTCGCCCACAACGAAGCTCGGTTGAATTTCTCGAATTGCTCTAAGCATTTCTGGCCAGAGATGTCTCTCGTCTTCTTTGCCCTTTCTTTTGCCTGCTTGACTATATGGTTGGCATGGGAATCCCCCTGT